TACTGCGGCGACCACCGACACCTACATTCTTCTTGTATAAAAATCCCGGGAATGTAGAACCGCCAAACCAAAATTGCCCATTTGAATTAGATCCTGAACCAAAAGAAGAATTAGACATTATTATAGATAGTATATATTATTATTTGTTTTATCTTTTTGTTTTCTTTTATAAAATAGAAAACCAATATAAACATAATTTAACCCAATTTATCATATAACTAAAATGTTTCGTAAACTAATAACAATGCCTGTAACAAGTAATATGTATAATAGAAGGGTCTTCTCTTCTTGTAATAATAGATGTAAGGTAGACAAAGTATCTAACAGTTTGATAAGACAAAGACGCTATCTTGAAATTATTGATAAAAAAATTGGTATATTGACTGTTATGTCATTTGTCAATATTATGTGTTCAATGATGTTTTAACCATGTTACAAAATAAAATATATAATATGCTTTCAAAAAGTTCTTGCGAAGCTATAGAAAAAGCATATTATATTCAAAACTGAGGTGTTTTGGCTCCACCTTTATAAGCGAAGCGGAAAAGGTGGAAATTAGGATATCTTTCTCGTAGGGATATCGCTAGACACAATATAAATGGAGTTCTCGGTAATGATAATATACTCGGTCGCCGACTTGTAAAACTTGGCAATCGGACTAGTATACTCCTCAGCGGATTTCACGAGTAACTTCTCACCCGACTCACGTACACCCACAAGCGCCTTCTTGTCAACGGACGCAGTCCAGTAATCCAACATAATCGGCTTGTCCTCGACAATTGCCAACTTGCTCGCATGTTGTAATGTTACATCAGACGGGAGACGATAGTTAGGTGTGGCATTAGACGTAGAAGCAGCACTAGATGAAGTAGATGATGTAGTAGTAGTACTAGATGAAGTAGTAGCCGATTTATCAGACATTTATATTAGTTTTTGTTTTAAAGTCTTTAAATACTTATAAAACATTATTTATATATTATTTAATATTAGGAACTTTTTTTAACACATTTTCTCATTTAAAATGCCCATTTTATTTCAAAAACCTAAAATTTTATATAATAATAATATATATAAATTTATTATGTCGTTTTGCGTTTCAAAGATTAATAGAAAATTAATTTTTAAAGATTTAGGTGGATATGAATCACGTAATCCTTCAACAATTTGGTGTATTCAAAAAGCAGATGAAAAATATAATTGGAATGATTTTAATGAAATTATAATTCATACTGAAGACTATGAAAAAAAAAATAATGATTATACTTATAGCAAACAAGATAATTATAATAATTTAGTTCCTGATTTTAACTTTCATTCTTGGCCACAAGTTGGTATAAATGACTATGAAAAATTTGTTAAAGAAATAGATAATGCTGGATTAAATAATTATGAAATAAATAAAGTAGGTTGGATAGGAAATAAAAACACAAATATTATAAGAAAAAAATTATTAGAAATAGGTGATAATAATAAAGAATTGTTTGATATTTTTTCTATGGATTGGATACAATCGGGAAATGTACATCTTAATAGTAGTAAATATATATCCACTCCTGAATTAGTAAAAAAATATTCCATTTTAATTGATATTGAAGGAAACGGATATTCTGGACGACTTAAACATTTACTTTGGTCGCATAGACCTTTACTACTTGTAGATAGACCACATAAAGAATTTTTCTTTGAATTTTTAAAAGAGTGGGAACATTATATTCCTGTAAAAAGAGACTTATCTGATTTGATTGAAAAAACTAAATGGTGTTTAGATAATTATGATAAAGCATTAATAATTGCTGAAAATGCTTTTCAATTTAGTAAATTATATTTAACTCGTGACGCGTGTTATGATAAATGGAACAATATAATATGTAATCAGAATTTATAAAAATGGGCGTTTTGAATGAGAAAAGGTGTAAAAAGGAACTTAATAAAAAAAGAACTAAATAAAAATAACAAAGTAAAATATAAATAAAATAAAATGAAAGGAACAAAACAAAACTGTGAGCCTTTAGTAATAGATAATCCGTACTACATAATAACTCGTGTAGAAAATTACAGAGCAAAAAACACCAATTCTGTTCAAGACATACTGACAAAATTTGTTAGTGTATTAGTTGAATATTTGTCACTAATTGAAGAAAAAATACATATGAAAAACCAAGACTGTTACAAGTTCATTGTAATGCGCGGTCTAGAAACAATTATACATGTATTTTCCATGTTGTTTTATTATACCCAAAATTTGGATCTAACATATTACCACAGTCAAAAAGCCTATTACTTTTACATTGAATTTATTGAGCAGATATCGGACGACAATGTGTCTTTTTTACAACTCAGCTCTAGAGACGCAACCACATTTGTTTATAAAAAGACAATATACGAGATTAACAATGAATATAAAAAATCTTTTCGGGAGCTCTTAACCGAAGAAAAAGCAGCGTTACATTACGTGGATACCTATATGTATATTTATAAAAACATTGTCTATTATTGTCTTCAAACCTATAATGACAATAAAAATGACAAGTTCTTGCCCCTAACAAAAGTCCACAATTTAGATCTGAATAAAACAAAGTTGAAACAACATCATTTGGATAATATTTATTTATTTACGAATTTGTTGGCAAATTCTACTAATAATAGAAATCATAGTAGTACAGACATAATAGAAGGATTTATCAAATATTTCTTATCAAAGAAAAAACTACCTGATGCCTCTATTATTAGGCAAAATATATATCATTATTTTGAGAATGATATAGATACAAATATAAATATAAATACAAATATAAATACAAATATAGAACAAATATTTATTAAAGAATAGTAATCAACTTCTTTCTGATCTTCTTCTTTTTATTCTTGATATTATTATGACTTTCCATGTCAATCAATCCCTGATATATTTCGGAAAACTCCGTCTTCAATAATGTCTTTAAAAACTTGTATATTTCAACCAGCACATTCTCCTCGCACATTCCAACAATAAGCACGCTGCCGGTTCTGAAAACCATAAAGGATACTTCGGTTATGTTATTTTCTATATTTTCGGTTTTTAAAGGATCTACCTTGATATTGTTTTTTAAAGCCTTAGCATTTGCGGTTTTAGCATTTTTAGCATTCGTTTTAGCAGTAGCGCCCGTTTGGATACCTGTTTGAATACCCAATTCACTATTATAATAAAATTTGCTTTGAATACCCGGATACGAACACGGATCATAAATTGCTTGAATATTGTATTTGTATTTTAGAATGTCATACAGTCGCTCTCTGTCTATATAAAAGCCACAATTAAAATTGGAGTTAATTAGCACAGTGTCACTCTTCTTATTATATTCCAACTTCTTATCACTATACGGCTGTAAAATTTCAATAATGTTTTTCAAAACAAGCTCAAACATCATATCATTTTGGACCCCAGGTATCTCCATTTTACCAGTGTTGAACACCTTTATATGAAACTCTCTAAATAGTCCATCAATCTTTAGACGTATTATCATTACAAAGCAATTATAAAACGCCTGCTTCTTCTTTGAGCGATAACTCATAATGTCCTTCTTGGAAATGCCAATGGTCACCTTGCGAATGTCTTTGAATTTAATGCGTCCATTTGGATTATCAATGTGCGACATAACGTGCTCCTCATAATAGAGCTGTGTTTGAAGCCTTTCTTGAATAATATTTAATTCCTCTGGCGTCTTTGAATTAAATTTTATTTGTTTTTTTATTACACCGTTTTTAGTAGTGGCATAAGGAATTATTGGAATGTCCCAGAATATTTTCAAATCAATGGGGTCAGTTAGATACGCAATCTTAGATTTTGTAGAAATATAGATATCCGATGGTTCAGGTATAGCAATATTAGAACTATTATTAGTGTGAGTTTTATTGCCAGAGACGTGTTTAGTTTTGGCAACAAATGAATTCAATGTATTGCCAAATACATCCCTGTCTTCTTTTAAATTGATGTCTAAGTCTTCTTTTAAATCGTTTTCGCTTAAATCGCTTAAATCGCTTAAATCGCTTAAATCGCTTAAATCGCTTAAATCGCTTAAATCGCTTTCGCTTAAATCTTGATTATGACTGGTTATGAAACTAGACCATTCGTCGTCTATATTACAATCAATAACAACCTTTTCTTTTGTCATTTTATCCCTTTTATCCCTTTTATCCCTTTTATCCCTTTTATTTATTATTTCCATTTTTGAACTTAAAGCCAGCATTGTATTCCTTCGTTTATTGTCTTTAAGTCATTTAATTATATATATAATTCAATTTTTATTTTCGTAATACAATATAACAAATGTTGAGCAAAAAGTTGTTCGTCATCCATGAAAGGGACATTTCGACGCCGTTTTCACAAATCTCTCCTACTTCATTGAAGAATATTAAGGAATATAGTTTTAAGGAATATAGCTTAAAGCAAAATGTATTCGACCCGTCTAAAAGCTCGCCTCCGAATGACTTCATGTTGAAGCTCAAATTAAGAATGTCAATTTATAATAATGAAGTAGACAATTTAGACAAAGAATAATTCACATAATGGCTGTTTTTACAGTCCTCAAAGTGCATGATATTTTCAACAAAGTTTAGGAATGGCGTCGAAATTTGATGAGCCTTATTGCGAATAATATAATTTAGAAAATCCTTGATTATATTTTTTTTATCAATATTATATCTAGCACTAGTCGTATTTATGAAGACAATGATATTATCCCTAGGCATTGACTTGTCTTTTATCATAGTATACAGTGCCAACCATACTGTCTCGTCGATTATATTAAAATCGTCGTCTTTGACGTGCTGATTAGACTGCATAAAATTAATCATACTTCGAATATCGGACTTGTATAGCTTCTGAATTAGTCCCAATGATTTGTCTGTCATATTCAGTTTCTCGGAGACAGATATATTCTTTAAAAAGGCAATGATATCATGCTCAGGTAGCTGATTGAAACGCAGGCGTAAAAATTCATTTTGTAGACCTTCATCAATGCGACTTATATAGTTACATATCAGACAGAACCGCACACCACTTGTATATGTTTGTAGCAAATAACGCAGCGCCTGTTGCGCATTTTTGGTCATATAGTCGACTTCGTCCAAAATGACGAATTTGGTGCCCTGGTTAAACAGCGATTTGGAGTTCACAAACTGATTAATTTGGTTTCTTATGATATCAATGCCGCGCTCGTCGGATGCGTTCAGATGTATCATTAGACCATGGTTTTTCTGCCCGAGAACCTCTTGATACGCATTCACTAGATTAATAATGGTCGTCGTTTTGCCGGTGCCAGGGGGTCCAAAAAATAACAGATTGGGAAAATAGGAGGTTTTAATAATATTTGTTAGTATCTTCTTATTTAAAGGGTCTAAAACAATGTCATCGAACTTCGTCGGTCTGAATAGTTCAACCCATGGTGTTCCAGTCATTTTTAAATATTATTATAAATAATATTTAATATCTTTTTTATAAAGTTTTTTATAAAGTTTTTTATAAAGTTTTTTATAAAGTTTTTTATAAAGTTTTTTATAAAGTTTTTTATAAAGTTTCATTTGTTAGATTATTGGTTAGAAAACCTATTTAGAAATATTTATATTATTTATACCAGAAACAACAATGACTGAAACTTTGTGTAAAAACGCATATTCTTATTGTAGTACTGCGTACTTAGAGCTAATCATCGGTCCCATGTTCTCCGGAAAAACCAGCCGCCTAGTAGACATTTACAAACAATGTAAGTTTTGTAATATTTCCGTCGCCGTTATAAATCATTGTATTGACGACCGGTATCACGACACATTGTTGTCGACACATGATAAAGTTATGATACCTTGTATTAAGACCGACAATTTAACAAAGACCTTAACCAATATTAAGGATGAACAAGTTATTATCATTAACGAAGGCCAATTCTTTGCGGATTTATATGAAGTTGTTGTTAGTTTGTTGTCTTTGGGAAAGAAGATTTATGTTGGTGGATTGGATGGTGATTTCGAACGCAAGAAGTTTGGGCAAATATTGGATCTAATACCGTTGGCCGATAAGGTGACTAAACTGACGTCATTGTGTAGCATTTGTAAAGATGGGACACCTGGAATTTTTTCAAAGAGAATTACTCTGGAAACCGAGCAGACGGTCGTGGGAACCGATAACTATATCCCGGTTTGTAGAAAATGTTATCTATAATGAATTTGGAAGAAAATATATATTAAAATGATTTAAATTGATAGACATATTTAATATACAACTAACAAATAATGCCCAGAAAGACAAATACAGCCAATAAACCTGATGCTATTATAGTTGCTAAACCTGATGTTGATGTTGATGTTGATGTTGATGTTGATGTTGATGTTGATATGAAACCAAGAAAACCTAGAGTGTCTAAAAAGGATAAGAACAGCACATCGGATAAAGAAGTAGTAGAAAGCGCAAACGAAGTAGTAGCAGCAAAACCCAAAAGAGGCAGAAAATCTAAACAGGAATTGTTAACTGCCTTGAATATTACTCCCACTAATGTTAGCACTTTAAAAAATATAGTAGAATTGGTTATTAATGAAAAACACGATTTAAAAGAAGACGACGATTTAAAAGAAGACGACGATTTAAAAGAAGACGACGATTTAAAAGAAGACGACGATGTGAAAACAACCAAGAAGCGTGGTCGCAAGCCAAAAGGCGGCAAAATTATCCAAAATTTTGTAGCAAACGAGACGCTGAAAATTGACAAACCAAACATAATTCTCCATCTTAAATGCTCTCTAAAAGACCTTCATCAGCCGTCATCCTGTCTAGTTGAATCATATAATTTCAGCTCAGGCAACCTAAATTACGACTTACTCAATAAAAATGAGAACATACCAAGGTCAAGTTTGCCAGTTTCAAATTAAGTTGGTATAAATGACATCAAAGGGTTTAATATTATGGTGAATACAAATTTAGGAAAAAATGATAAAATCAAAGATATAGCAAAGTATAGAGAGAACGACTTAGACTTGTCTAGGAACAATTATAGCAATTACAACAACGACGATGATGACGATTACTACGACGACGAGGATTATGAGGTCGACAACAAAACCTGCTCAAAAAATGTGTGGCGTAAGTTGAAGCAGCTAGAGCACAATTTACATATTAACAACGTCAACAATAAGAAGTCCGCATGCTTTTGGTGTACGTGTGACTTTGACAATCCTCCGGTTTACGTCCCTAAGCATTACATCAATGGCACATATCACGTTTATGGCTGCTTTTGTAGTCCGGAGTGTGGTGTAGCGCATTTAATGAATGAGCCAATTGATAGCTCGGCGAAGTTTGAACGCTACCATTTATTAAATCATATTTATTCAAAGATTTACGAATATAAGAAGAATATTAAGCCGGCGCCAAATCCGTATTATATGTTGGAGAAGTTTTACGGTAATTTGTCTATCCAGGAATACAGGTCATTGCTAAGGAATGAACGTCTGTTTTTAATTGTGGATAAACCATTGACACGAATTTTGCCGGAGCTACATGAGGATAATGATGAGTTCATATTAAATAACAAAATAATCGCGAGCAATAATTATCAGTTGAAGTCGAGGATGCAGAAAAAGAAGCCGAGCAAGGGACTAATTATGAATGAAAAATTTGGACTAGTTGTGTAAAATAATTTAAAAATAAATATTTGTATATATTAATAATAGGATGTCACGAGGTAATAAGATGGATGAAGAACGTTATTCGTATAGTCCGCAGACTGTCACTGTTTCTCCGTATAGTCCGCAGACTGTCACTGTTTCTCCGTATAACTCTCAGCGCCAAGATATCATGGAAGGCGATGGCAACTCTCAGCACCCAAATTACATGGATTTCGATGGTAATGGATCTCAGGAGAACCCAAATATCATGGAGGTCGATGTCAACTCTCAGGACAGGAAGGAAAGTGGGGCTTGGATAAATTTTCCCCAAGACGCCAGTATACAATCAGCTAAGGCAATGGACGCCAAAGAAAAAAAAAAATTGTCATGGCATGATTTAGATTTAGATTTAGATTTTTCACCATTTAGTGATAATTCACCATTTAGTGATTATTCACAATCCGAAAATGAAAATTTTCCTATAGCTAGTATAAAAGAGACCTGTAAATATTTTAATAAAAGAGATCCTAATGTCAAATGCGATGATCGTCGTTCTTCAAGTAATTTAATTTCCAATACCGGAGGCGGTAGTGTTGTGTTGCTTGAAGGAAGACAATTAGATGACATATGTTATTTATTTACAGATAAAACTGGCCAAGTTAAAACCAATTTTTTGACTAATTTTTCAAATATTGACACTCTTTTTAAAAAGGATATCGAAAATTTAAGAGAACTAATTAATATTGATCTCATTATCCTTAATCAAAAACTTATGGTTCGAAAAAGTCTAGACCCTTCAGAAGTTAAGTTTATATCTGGGTTATCCTTAGTAGAATCTCAGACATTGACCAGCTTCATCCTTCCAGCAAAAACAATATATGAATTATCAAATATCATATCATATAAGCTTTATAAAGAGGCCTTAGAAAAAGAAAGGATGGGACTGGCTAAGGCTGAAGCAGTGAATTATCAATCGTTGGTTATACCTGATAATCCAATTGAAGGGTTTTTACATTTATTAAATAGATGTGACAGATTTAGTAACAATATCGACAATGCCGATATTGACGATGATGTAGGTCCTGGTCTTGGTCCTGGGGGTGGAGGAGGTGGTGGTAATGGTGGAGGAGGTGGTCCTGATCTTGACGATGAAAGTTTTTTAAACGAAGAATTAACGGTTCTTCAAAACTATAATTTCAATGAGGCTAACACTTTTTATTCAAACCCAAATAATTTAACAACTATTATGATTGATTATAGACTACAAAGTTTGTTGAAACAAGTTAAAGATGTAAATCCAATTTATATCTTTACTAAAATTTCAAAAATTAAAGCAGAAGTGGATAAAGAATTAAAAAAAGACAAAGGACCAAATATAAGTAATTTATATGGATTATTATATGAATTGGCAATTTGTTATCAGGTTCAAAATGATAGTATAAATCAAGATGATTATATCATTAGTGATAGTATAAATCTAGATGATAATAATAAAAGAAATTTAGCTAATCTTGATTTAAAAGAGACAGTATCAAAGCGACAAAAAATCAATAATGAGAAGACTCCGGGAAAAAGTGATAGTGATATTGGTAATGTGTTTTCATTCGAGGGTGGTGAAAAATCAGCATTTAATTTTGAGGCAATCAAAGATTATCTTGACGTTTATGAAGACTTGTGTTTAAAAGCACCTATACTAATGTTCTATATAAGCATTAAGGAGTGGTCTGATGATAACAGTGTCCAGGAGTTGTTTCACAGTTTGGTTGTTGATGACGTTATCGGAAACCAAATATTCGATGAAATAATATATATACAAACTTATTTAAAGAATTTAATTGAACCACAATCTTCTAAAGAACAAGACCATAAAGTTTTTTTTGCGAGCGTTGAAAAATACGAAAGCATAATAATAGATAGATTTAGTAAAGAAGAAATAATAACAGAAAAAACCGGAGGAGGTTCAAATGATACAGGAATGATTGGAGGCGCAAGGACTAGTATAATTCCAGAGAAAGCTTATGTCAATATATCTGGGTATGAAACTGAACATGATTTATCTCCAAAAACTCAAAGAATAAAGGACATTTTGCAAAAAATAAAAAATAATAGTATTTATAATGATTTGTTTGAAACAATAAGACTGTGGTATAACAGTAATGATGAGAATCATTCTTTTTCAGAAGAAACAGGATATGACGACAATTTATACAACATTATCAACAAACCATTTTCTGGAGAGACTGAGTTTTTAGTAAGTGTTTGGGAATATTTATTATTAAAACATCCTGAAAGGTTTAATATTGTATATGCTGCCGATAGAACATTTGTGTTTAGAGACCATAAGACCATTTTATCAGATGACGCAATAAACGCTTTAAGGGAGGGGGAAGAAACCGACGAATACGTTAAAGATATGGTTATAAAAAAATGTAGAAACCAATTATTAAAAGATATATACACAAAATATGGAAAAGAAATACCACTGTTGTTTAATCCAAAAGATAACAAAGATGTGTTTCATGCAACAGTAATGGAACCAAATCCAACAATAATGGGTTCAAAAGGGGGAAATTATTTGAGTATAGCAGAAGATATGGTTTTTTCCAAACAAACATGTACTGGTTTTAATAGTATGGGGTTAATAAAAGTTGAATATGATAAACTTAATATTTCTGAACACGATATTGATGATCTTACCACACTATTTTTTCCAGAAGGTAACAGTTATGTTCTAGAACAGGTGGAAGTAATGACGGAAGCGGCTAAAAAAATGCCCAAATTAGTTATGTATGCTACTATTTTTGACCCCGCTTTTACTGGAAACGATGCTCCTCTTGAAAATGGGAAACTGAAACAATCGGATCAATTAATTAAAATGTATGGAAACAATGATAATATCGTTAATATTAAAAAACAATTGAACGCATTTATTTATGTAGCAGACATAAGCGCAACAAACAGATGTCTTAACTTATTTATTGATAATACCCGTATAATTATTAGTAGTAAATTGCTATATCATGGTAATCCTGTAGGCGATGATTCTACTAATTTAATGATAGCATTTGATGCGAATGACGTTGTCGATGGTATAAAATATTATTATAATGATACTGATACTGGCGAAAATGTAGAGGCATTTACAATAAGTATAGGAGATTTTGCGGTTTCATCAGTTGTAGAGACAATCGTTTTTTTAAAAACACTTTTGGATACTAACGGGATTAATTTAAATGAAGATTTTAATGATGTTGTTTTAGATACAATAATAGAATCATGTACTAGTGATAAGTATATTCGTTTATATAGATATGCTCAGTTTGTAATAACTCATACAGATTTTCGGTTTGGTAGAACTTGGCAGGCCTTTTTTGTAATAATTGTATACGCAAAAACAACTGGTGATAGAAAACAAAGGGAGACTGCTGATATAATAAACACTTTTATTAGGTACAGAAATGAAGAACCCGAAGATGCGCATTTTGATACATATGCTGTTGATGCTGGTGGTGCTGGTGGTGGTCTTGCGGCTGGTGGGGCTCTTGCTGCTGGTGAATTAAAGGATATAATGACTATATTATATCCTGCTAATCCTACTGATCCTGCTAATATCGGTAAATTGATAGAAATAAATAACTTGTTAAAGCCATTTGGGTTATATTCAAGTGATCAAATAATGGTAGCTGCGGCAGCCTGTTCAAAAACAATCATTTTAAATAGTTTAAAACCATCTTTTGATTTGACACATGAAACTGAAGCATTTATGGATTTATGGGAAGAAGATATGAAAAAATATATGGGGTCAACAACATCATCCGCAGGAGGGTTGTTTATAAGTGATGGAAATAGTTTATATGTGGTAGATGAAGAAGAACAGAAGAAGTTGAAAATAAGCGAAATAAAAAATTTGTTAAAACTGGTTTTTTATAAACTTTACCTAGAAGAATGGAGTAAATACGGGTTTGATGAAGGTCAATATATAACTTATTGCTTGACACAAGTCATTGTCACCGGCGGTTTGCCTGTTTTTAGTCTTGATATGAATGTTGAAACTGACCACTCCGATGCTGATGTTAATAATACCCGTTTGGAAAAGACAGATGTAAAAGAATTAGATAAATTTGTACAAACTTTAAGACTGTTGATGAATTATATGAAATATGTTGCTTTAGATACACCTGAAATATCCACAACAATGAACAATTTAATCGATTTAGAAATACTAACAAATATTGCGTCAATAACTGATCCTGAACAAAAAAGACTGATTGGTTTTTTAGGGAAAATAACATCATCAAATATTCCAAGTTTAATAACGACAAACGCAACAAACAAAGCCTTAGTAGATGCTTTATTGTCATCAAGAATAAAAGCCACCAATAGCGTAAAAAAAATGATTGTTTCTCAAATGCAATATTTTACGAATTTAAAAACCGCATTAACAAACAATTCACAAACAAATCCTTACTTAACTTTTATAGACGATAAAAATATAGGCAAAATTATAGGAGACCTTACAAATGCAAATACCTATATTACGCAAAAGCAAACAGAAGTCATGAATACAATTTTAACTGATTTACAAAACAGCATAAAAGTTGCTGCTACACAAGAGAGTTATAAAGCTAACAAACCGGATAGGATGGCAGCAGTCAACGCAAAAGCAAATATTATGTCAGTTAGTAACGATTCTATAGTAAAAATTAGTGATGAGATCGTTCAATTGAAGACAGATCTTAACGCTCAAATCAAAGAGAGGGTAAAACTAGCAAGGGAACTAGCTATTTCTAATGATGAAATAAGTAATAAAAAGGCTAACATTGTCATTTTCAAACAAGAGTTAAAAAATGCTCCTTCTAATGCTGCTTCTAATGCTGGATTTGCTGGATTTGGGGCTGTATTAGGGGCTAATAAAAAAAAAGCAAAAGATACAGAAATGATAAACACAAAAAAAGACATTAGAGAAAAAATTATACAAGAAGAAGAAGACCTTAAGAAAGCAATCAAAAACCAAAAAAAAATAATAAAAGATGAAAAAGATAATATAAAAAAATCCGAAGGTCTAAAGTTATCTTTAGACGCCAAAGCAAAACTTGAGAAAATGACCATAGCAAAAAACGCGTTTTTTGCTTCTTGTTCAAAAAAATGTGAAGACTTACAAAAAGGCTTCGACGATATAAAGAGGTTTTTTTCAATTTCTTTTAGTGGTGGCAGCAAAAATAAATCTTCCAAAACCAAAAAACATTACAGGAAGAAATACAACACAAAGAAGAAACAAGTAAGACATTTTATAAAAAAGACCAAGATGAAACGAAAACGGTTTTCAAGGCAATCTAGACGACGTCATTAGAAGTAAACATACTAACAAGTGTAAAATCAATAATAAATTATAAATTATAAATTATAAAATAATCGAAAGTTATCTTATAATTTTTTTTGTAAACTAACAAACTAACAAACTAACAAATCTAATTCCCATTCTTCGACTTTTCATTTTCCTCCGACTCAGTTATATTGGTAATCACTTGCTCAATATTCACCGGGTTCTTCGCTCTATATTCCCGCATCGAGCTATCCAATGAATAACGAATTTGCTTGTATATTTCCTGATTAATCGACTTGATTTTGGTATCCGTCTTCTTCTCAGGAATGCCCATGTAATCTTTTAAAACCCGCATCAAATCATAATTAAATTCTTGTAATTTGGCTAAAGCTTTTTCCTCTGTGTAATCAGTTTGTGCTAAAACCTTTTTTACCAAGTCGTCTGTCCCGTTTTCAAACTTGTCAATCTTATCCATTTATATAATCTACATTAAATATTTTTTAAATCATATTAAACGAATAGCATTATAGTATACTATACCAACCCATGTCCCAATTATCCCAAAATTTAGAAAAAATAATTCAAATGATTAGCATTGAGCAGCTACTCGGATTAGTAAAACAAAATACTGACAATAAAAGTAATTCTGATATTATGAATTTGCCGATTGTTCAAAAAGTTGTAAAGGCTTATGAAGATGAGATCCAAGTATTACAGACGCCTTCTTCTTCTTCTTCCGCTACGCTTAATGCGACATCTTCTTTAGAAAAAGACTATAGTGGCGATATTGCTAAAATTAATGAACAATTGGCTTCAATTAACAACAATTTGCTACAATTGACTGAGGCAATTCGAAACATAAATATTAGTACTAAAGCTGTAAAAAGAGAAGAAGAAGTAAAAGAAGAAAATGTAGTAGTAGTCTTAAGCAAAGCGGAAAGCTTAGAAGAGGAACATGTTCGGCTTAAAATTGAAGAGAAGCAAGAAGAAGAAGAAAGCTCAAACGTAGTAGTAGAAGAAGAAGAAGAAGACGAAGAAAGCTCAAACGTAGTAGAAGAAGTAGAAGAAGAAGAAGAAGTCATAAGCAAAGCGGAAAGCGAGTTAGAAGAAGAAGAAGAAGTAGAAGAAGAAAGCTCAAACGTAGTAGTAGAAGAAGAATCCGAAAAGGAGATTTCAGATGAAGAATCAGAAGAAGAAGAAGAAGAAGATGAAGAAGAAGTAACAAGCGCAGCAGCAGATGAAGAAGTAACAAGCGCAGCAGCAGACGAAGAAGAAGAAGAAGTCTTCGAAATCGAAATTGACGATGTCACCTATTACGCCACCAGTGAGGAAAATGGAATTCTATATGAAGTAGATTCGGACGGCGAGGTTGGCAAGAAGGTCGGAATAATCAAGGACGGCGAACCAATCTTTTCATAGAAACCTTGTTAAGACACTTGTGAAAAATATAAAAAAATAACTATAATATAAATAATTATCCAATGGATTCAATATGTCCCCCGGCACTCATTTATTTAGCATTCTCATTAACCCAAATAGTTATCGACACATTCAAAGGACTATACAATACCGCGTTTTTTAAATTTATCGTAATGGTAACAATTACGTTTCTTTTGAACGCGCTTTGCCAAGGCGGAATGTCCGTCATATCATGGGTTCTAGTATTTATTCCGTTTATTTTTATGACAGTAATCGTCGCAATATTGTTATACGTATTTGGACTAGATGCGGCAACTGGCACATTAAAGTTCAAATGTGATACTCCGAATTCCAATCCGAATTCCAATTTAATATATTCTTCTACTACCACGAATACGTATACTAGTAGTCCGTCAAGCAGTTCAGATCCACAATATCAATAATTATCAAATAAATAATGAAAATAATGAAAAAAAACCATTTAAAAATATAAAATGTATATATCTTATTATAAATGATATATACATCCGTTTTTACGATTATTTCATTGTTATTTGGAGTACATTTTTACAAGAGCCGATATCCACAGGACTTCGACACTGTAATATTAAACATTTCAGCCAATATACAGCAAAACGAAACATTGAAGCCATTTTTGCCATTTTTAACATCATTGGCATACTACACAATATATGTGTACAGCTTCTGTCAAATTTTATTTTTAAAAACAATGAATGTTTGTGTTCCTTATATAAATCTAGTGGTTAAGAGAATTTTCAATGCTATAAGTAAGCCTGGGATAGAATTAAAAACAGAAACTTTACAAAATGTAAAAGAACTTAACTCTACAATCTTGACCCCATTAGATACAGTCGATGGCAACTTGGTTCTTATAAAATCGTCAACAAATGACGTTATTATTTTAGACAAAATGCCTGAAAGTTTAGATAATTTGAAATACGAAGTGTCGGATATACGTTTTCTTGCGATCCATTTCTCATTCAATCTGCCCTTTTCAGGGACAGAAATGACTGAACTGGACCCGTTACTTTTCGCATCTTCAATGCGAAAAGGTGTAAACCATAATGTGTCAGAAAATCATATTATAGATTTATACAATAATGAGGCAAATTATTATGTAGTTGGTAACAAATTGGACATCAAATTTTTCAACTATTATTTACGTAATGTGTTGAATGTAAAAATAGATAATGATACCCCGTTTGAATATAAGTTGGAGCTTATGGATCACAATGTTAACATGGTTTATGTCAATGAGAAGGAGAGCATTGTTATCGAGAAGGATGGATATAAGATTATTAACGGAACGGAAATAAGTGAAGAAGCAAAAGTAGAAGTAAAAGAAGCAAAAGTAGAAGTAAAAGAAGCAAAAGTAGAAGTAAGCGAACCAAAAGTAGAAGTAAGCGAAGCAAAAGATTATACTAAAATCTAAATAAAATATTTAATATAAATTAAAATCATTTAAAAAAATTGATTTATTATAAGTATAATGGTGACTCCGGAAAAAACAATAACAATGGACCCTGAAACCAGCAACGATACAATTATTAGTAGTACCAGTATATCATTCTTATCTTTAAGAAAGAAATGGAATTTGTGGGCTCACCTCCCACACGATACAGATTGGTCTACAAGTAGCTACAAAAAAATATATACATTCACAACCGTGGAGGAAACAATTGCCATCACGGAGACATTGCCTGACCCGCTAATTAAAAACTGTATGTTATTCATTATGCAAGACGGTATTGTTCCTATGTGGGAAGACCCCAAGAATAGAAATGGCGGATGCTTTTCATATAAAGTGTCAAATAAGAATGTATGTGATGTTTGGAGAGAGTTAACTTATGTATTAGTTGGTGAAAGTGTAAGCAGCAATGCTCAATTTGTAAATTGTATAACCGGTATCACTATTTCACCCAAAAAGAATTTCTGTATTGTCAAGATTTGGATGACAAATTGCGACCATCAGAACCCCGCAATTGTCACGACCGACGTGAATTGGATCGTGTCACAAGGATGCTTGTTTAAGAAGCATAGTCCAGAATTTTAAAAGAGCCCAAAGGGCTCGACTGTTATAAGAGCCCAAAGGGCTCGACTGTTATAAGAGCCCAAAGGGCTCGACTGTTATAAGCAACTTTGTTGCGACTGTTATAAGAGCCCAAAGGGCTCGACTGTTATAAGCAACTTTGTTGCGACTGTTATAAGAGCCCAAAGGGCTCGACTGTTATAAGCGCCAAAGACGCGGAAAGCGAAGCAAAAAGCAACTTTGTTGCGACCTTTAATTTTAAAACAAAACCATTTAAAAATTTAGCAATAATTAAAATATAATACAATGAAGTATCCTTTTATTATATTTTACAGAGAGGACAAAGACAGCAATATAGACAAGTTTTTTATTGAAAACAATGCGAAACTAAATTGTACTGTTCATATAACTAACAAAATTGGAAAGATTAATCGAATGTATAGTGCGAATTATCATCTATTAATTACTATATCAGAAAAAGAAATAAAAAAAGAAATAGCAGATTTTGGCAATAGTAAAAAGTATATGAAACTAACATATAAGGACTTCAAAAACGTAGACACATTCAACGACCTTGTAAATAACCGTTTTATTTTGAATTGTTCAGTATCAGACCGCTCCTATTTAAGACCCGTTTTTTCACTATTTACTTCAACATTCAATTCCTATGATAAAATCATTCGCGCCTACAATAGTATCAAAAAGCAGACACTTGAAAACTGGGAATGGGTCATTATTGACGACTCGCCCGACGACGAACATTTCCAGTTTTTAAAAGAGAATTTGGCACATGATTGCCGTATACGAATGTATAAACGTAGCGAAAACAGTGGCAGCATCGGCAACGTGAAGAATGAAGCAGTATCCTTATGTCGCGGCACCTATGTTTTAGAGATGGACCATGATGACGAAATATTGCCATCCGTATTGGAGGACGCTGCCGCTGTCTTTTTTTCAAACAAAGAAGTTGGATTTATATATATGGATTTCATTAACATCTATGAAAACGGCGACAACTTTAAATATGGCGACCATATTTGTAAAGGATATGGGTCCTATTATTGTGAGAAATACAATGGTAAATGGGTCTATGTTTATAATACACCCAATATAAATAATATTACATTGTCGCACCTAGTTTGCTGTCCAAATCATCCGCGAATTTGGCGCCGAGATTTCCTTCTAAAAATCGGAAATTATTGCGAACATTTGCCCATTTGTGACGACTATGAAATTCTTCTTAGAACGGCAGTAAATTGTAAAATGGCGAAGATTCCAAAGCTGGGTTACGTCCAATATATGAATAATTCCAATAACAACTTTTCTTTAATCAGAAACGGTGAAATCAACCGCATTGGACCGCAATATATTAGTCCGATTTACTACAATGAATACAAAATTGCCGAAAAGATGGCTGAACTGGGAGCATTTGAGGACCCTGCCAATCAAGAGACAATAAATAATACGCAGTTGTGGTTAAGAGACAAGAACGCATATGTTCACAAATACTGTAATTTGTTAGTTAATATAGATTTCAAAAGACAAATTTGTATCATTGGACTAGATAGTCTTATTTTAAACTTGGAATATATACAGACATTGTATAATGACGACTCTTTAAAAAATGACTTCATTTTGTTAGATAATAAATGCCCAATTGAGTATTTGTGGAAGCAATTAGATGGTTGCGGCTTTGGGAAAATAAAATGTTATTCTTTAATAGATGTTTCTTCAGATTTGTTAGTTAGTTACTTCAAAACAATGTATTTATCAACTGAACAATATGAAATAATAGACAATGGTTATATTGATAGACCTAAATACAACTCTGAATTTTCAAATAGGAGCCAAACAATTAATTCATTGACAAAATTGGACGCTAAGTATTTGGAAATTGGAGTGGAATATGGTCAGACGTTTTTACAAACGCATTTTAAGAATGCGAATAAAACAGGAGTTGACCCGGACCCAAAATTTGATATTATATGCAAAGAATTCAAGTTTATAATGGCAACATCAGATGATTTTTTTAAGACATTTTTTGAATTAAAGGTTGAAGACATCCATAAGACATTTGATGTAATATTTATTGATGGAATGCAT